TCAGATATAAAAATGTTATTTATTTGTTTATTAATTGATTCGACGTGTTCGCTCTTAGTCATTATATCGGAATCATCTCCTTTTATCCAAGGTACGTAGTCATATTCTTGTTCTAGTCCTGCTAAATAACAACAAAACCTTATATATAAACTCATTCTAATTGTGTTCATTAGTGTTGTATCCATGCTACCACTAAATGTTTCACCTTCTATATATATATGTCCGAACTCTTTCACTACTCCATCTATAATACATGTGGGTATTACTTTTCTTGTTTTTGCTGTAGCTACTCCTATGAATATGTCTTGGTCTACATGATGTACTTTGTCAAGTATTAAATTATATATTGCATGATCTACGATTTTCTTAATTTCATAATGCTGTGTGATATCAAATCCTTTTCCATCTAACTGTATAGTGGCATCAAACCCTGAATCATGTAATCTGTTCATTTCTTTCTCCTGATCTTCCCAGTTTAATGGTACTTTATAACCTAAAAAATGTTTTTTGAAATATTGTTCAAGTGCATATGTTACGGGTCCTAGTATGAATTTATGTTCTGGTCCTGGTGAACATATACATCTAGTTTTAGAATCTTCTCCAAATTGTTTTTCTGATTTTACAAAATTAGTATATGTATTATATTTATCTAAAAATTCAATATCTAATGCTTTGTAATCTTCTGCTAATTCTGGGTAAAATTCTTTAACTTCGTCTTGTTTCTTCTTACACAAATGATTGAACCAAGCTTTATGGCAATATTCAAAATTTTCCAACATTGGTTTAATTTCATTTTCCATTACGTCTTCATTAAACCATTTTGCAAATTGTTTTAAAATTTTAGGATCAGGTTTGGGTGATGCAATGCACATTCTCATTAAAGCTGATATATTATTTTTCCAACATGCGTGATAAATATGTGGTCTTGTAATATCTTCAATGCCTTCATTTAATTTGTACATTTTCTTTGTTTTAATTGAATTGTTACAACTGCATTCTATATGGCTGTATTTTTCTAAATTCATTAAATTTCCTTCTGGTGTTGTGATTTTCCAAGCGTTAGTTGTTTGAGTTTTCTTTTGATTTTTATGGATGGTAAAAGGTGGTGCTAAAAATTTACTAGAAAAAGGTATTTTGGGTAAATTTTCTACACAAATACTGTCTATTGATGGTAGTTCTAACTGTTGTAATTTTATTTTTTGTGTTATTTCATATTTAGTTATCGTTTGAGTTTTTGCAAAAGGCATAGCATATACGAATATTAAAAATGCTATAATAGATGGGAACATTGGGTTTCTAAACACTGTGATGTGTCTTTGCAAGAAATCTACTAATAATAAGGATAATTGTAAAGCTAAATAAATAGGCAATATCATTATAAAAAGTATCCAGTCTGTCCACCAAATGCTAAATTGTATTGTCCATTTGGACATATAAAAGAAAATTATAGGTACAATCAAGCCCATTCCTACTGCGTACATCCAAAATACATTGAATAAATAACTAAAAGTTAATGTCCATAACCCTAATACGAAAGATAATTGGAAAGTGTGTCTATTTTGTTCATCTACCAAATCCAATACTGCAAATATAAATTTATCTATTTCTTGTAAGAAAGCTGTTACATAAATTGTTACGATCCACATATAAGCACAGGCCATTCTCCAATATAAATTTGCTATTTGTACATTCATGTATCGATTGTAAGCGTTCTCTATGTCATATTCGTAATTATCTGCTCTAATTGTGTATTCGAAAGCATCTAATTCTATAGTACTTATTTCTGCCATTGTTTCTTTAGCATATTTGCTTATTAAGGCTGCTGGCAAATCGTATTTTTTCTCCATAATATGATATTCTCCAATTAAATAAGTGGCTAAATGACATACTGAGTATTTTGAACATTCTTCAAATTTGTCTACACATTCTAAATTATCTGCTAATAAGTCTTGACATTCTATATCATCTTTTTCACATTCTAAACCTGAGTATTTATTTCTTAACTGTGCTACGAAA